CAATCAGTAGAAGGCTCAGGATTTGCAGTAGCATTACAGATCGATGATCAAAATAGTGCAGACTCATTTTCAGTTAAAGGCTTTCAATTAGAATTTACTCCAGGAGGAAGAAGATAATGGCAGGCTATTCAGCTCGACAAGCAAGCTATACAACAGGTGATACTATCACAGCAGCTCATTCTAATGATGAGTTTAACCAAGTATTAGCTGCATTTAATGCAACTACAGGACACACGCATGATGGAACTGCGGGTGAAGGTGGTCCTGTTGGATCTATCAGAGATGCTGATAGTTTAAACAAAGTATTAGTTGATTCAACTAATAATCATTTAGAATTTTATGTTGAAGTATCTTCAGCTGCAGTACAACAATTAAGAATACAAGATGGTGCTATCGTACCTATAACAGATAATGATATAGACTTAGGTACTTCTTCATTAGAGTTTAAAGATTTATTTATAGATGGCACAGCTAATATTGATACATTAAGTTTAGATGGTACAGCTGTTACAGCAACAGGAACAGAGATTAATTTAATAGATGGTGGTGCTACAGTTGGAACTACAGCAGTTGCAGATGGAGATGGTATTATTCATAATGATGGTGGTACTATGCGAGTTACAAGTGCTGCTACGTTTAAAACATATTTTCAAGAAGGTATATCTACAGCATTTGATGACCTAAGTGCAGGGGATGCAGCTGTTAGTGTAACTACAACAGCTGGTAATATTACAATAGATGCACAGGGTAATGATACAGATATAATATTAAAAGGAACTGATGGAAGTTCTGATACAACTTTTTTAACTATTGATGGTAGTGAAGCTGGTAAAGCAACATTTAATAGTGATGTAGTTGTTGGTGGAGATCTTACTGTAACAGGTGATGATATTATTATGGGCACTAACACTGCTGGTAATTTACTAATTGCAGATGGTACAAATTTTAATTCGATAGCAGTAGGTTCATTATCAGAGATATCAACAGTTGCTAATGATGATGTATTATTAGCAGTAGATACCTCAGGTGGTGGTCTTAAAAAAGTTTCTAGATCAACATTAGTATCAGGACTTGCAACATCAGGTGCAATATCAAATGTAGTAGAAGATACTACACCACAGTTAGGTGGTAGTTTAGATGTAAATGGTGAAGATATAGTATCAACTTCAAATGGTAATATAACTTTAACACCTAATGGATCTGGAGTTGTTAGAATAGATGGATCTAATGGTATTGATATACAATCTGGAGCCATATCTATTAAAAACTCTGGTGCACAGTCTTATGTTAGATTTTATTGTGAGGCTTCAAATGCACACTATGTACAACTACAAGCTCCAGCACATGCTGATTTTTCAGGCAACCATACAGTAACTTTACCTAATTTAGCAGCAACTCTTGCAACTACAGCATTAACTGAAACTTTAACTAATAAAACTTTAACTACACCAGTTATATCAGAGATAGATTCAGGTTCTAGTATTACACTAGATGCAACTACAGATATAGTTTTAGATGCAGGTGGAGCAGATATTACACTTAAAGATGATGGTACAACTTTTGGTAGTTTAACAAATTCTAGTGGTGAGCTAGTAATTAAATCAGGATCTACACCTACTACAGCTATGACATTTAGTGGGGCTAATGTAACATTTGCAGGTACAGTAACTATTGGATCTGCAGGTATATCAGAAGCAGAATTAGAAATATTAGATGGTGCGACAGTTAGTACAACAGAATTAAATATAATAGACGGAGATACATCAGCTACATCTACAACTTTAGTAGACGCAGATAGATTAGTTGCAAATGATGCAGGCACTATGAAACAAGTAGCATTAACAGATGTTAAAACATATTTAACTAGTGCAGGATTTGTAACAGAAGATCCTACAGCACTAGCAATAGCATTAGGATAAATAAACATTGACTTTTTGTCAATACGTGATATAATATATAGGTAAACAGGAGGATATAATAAATGGCAAATACTTTCAAAGTAGTGACTTTTGCAGCAGAACCAGCTTCAGCAGGTACACCTTATAAGATGTACACTTGTGCTGGAAGTACAACTACAGTTGTTCTTGGTTTGATACTTACTAATATTCATACTTCAGCAGTAACTGCAGAGGTAGAATTAGTTAGTGATACAAGCAGTAGGGGTGGTGCAAACAATGTTGCTAATGGAACTTCATTCCTTGTTAAGGACGTGAACATTCCTGCAGGAACTTCACTTGAATTATTATCAGGTGGTAAAGTAGTTTTAGAGGCAACAGATGAAATCAAGATAGATTGCTCTGTAGCTGATAAACTTTCAGGCACGCTATCAATAATGGAGATAACGTAAGATGGCGTATATTGGTCCATTACCAGCAGAAACATTTACTTCATTTGCAACTCAAGAATTTTCAACGAGTGCTACAACCTCCTACACTTTAGATCATGCGGTTACAAATGAAAATGAAATAGCGTTATTTATTAATAACGTAAGACAACAACCTGGTTCAGGTAAAGCATACACAGCTACTGGAACTGCACTTACACTATCTGCAGCTACAGCTAGCACAGATACAATGTATGCTGTATTTTTAGGTAGAGCATTACAAACAGTTAATCCTGCAGATGCATCTGTTGGAACATCACAATTAGCTGCTACTTCTGTAACAGCTGCTAAATTAAATAATGATATTATTTCAGGTCAAACAGCATTAGCTGAAACACCAGCAGACACAGATGAATTATTATTATCTGATGGTGGTACAATTAAAAGAATAGATTTTAGTTATATTAAATCTACACCAACACACACTTTATTAAGCGAAACAAATATTACGAGTAGTGTTTCAGAAGTTGATATACCAAGTGTTTTTACAGACACTTACAGAGATTATTTAATAGTCTGCTCTGCTATACACCCACAAACAGATAGAACAAATTTTCGTATTAGATATTATAACTCATCAGGTCTAGTAACAGGAAGTTCTTATGCGTATGTAGAAATTGCAAGAGCAGATGATTCGGCTACTCCAAATACACAAAGTAGCAGTGATACAGAGATTAGAATATTTAATAATCGTGGGGTGGGTAATGGAAGTCAAGAAGCATTTAATGTTAAAGGTACATTATTTAACCCAAGAAACACAGCTCATTATAAAAATTTTAGCTACCTAGCAACTAATTTTAATAATTATGATAGTAATAGAAACGTACACTCAACAGGATCAGGTATTTATGAGGCAACAGACGCATTAGTAGGTATTAAATTTTTTATGTCATCAGGAAATATAGATACAGGAAATATTAAAATTTACGGAATTACATAGGAGAATAAATGTCATATATAGGTAAACAACCAGTAGTAGGAAACTTTCAAAAGTGTGATGCAATATCGGTTGTTAATGGACAAGCAGCATACACACTAAACGTTGGTGGTTCAGCAGTAAACCCTGAGAATGCTAATCATATGTTAGTATCTCTTAATGGTGTACTACAAGCACCAGGTGATTCCTTTACGGTATCAGGGTCTACACTTACCTTTGCTAGTAACTTAGCAACAGGTGATGTTATAGACTTTGTTATTATTTTAGGTGATGTATTAGATTTAGGAACACCATCAGACAATAGTATATCAACTGCAAAACTAGTTGCAAACTCAGTAACAGCTGCCAAATTTAATGCAGACGTGATCTCAGGACAAACTGCTTTAGCAGAAGCTCCTGCTGATACTGATGAGTTTCTAGTTAGTGATGGGGGTGTAATTAAAAGAATAGACTACTCACTTATTAAAGGTGGTGGTTCTTTTGAAAAATTAGCTACAACAACAATTTCAAGTTCAACAGCTTCAGTTGAATTTAACAACACTTATCTTACTTCTGCTCATAGAGATTATCGTGTTATAATAACAGGATTAGAATCAACCGCAGATGATGGACAGTTGGTTTTCCGATTTTCTGATGACAATGGGAGTTCATTTGACAGCTCCTCAAATTATAATCAAAATGCTTTTGGTGGAAGATCAAATAATGCAAGTACAGGATCACCATCAGGTAGGAATATTCAAGATAACAGTAGATTCCAACTTACAGGTGCAAACGAGAATATTGGAAATGGTACTGGTGAAAGTTGTTTTTGGCATCTTGATATTTTTGATCCATTAAATCAAAATTCTGATAATTCATTTGCAACTGTAATGTGGCAATGTTGTATTCTTGATGCTGATGGTAAAGTAGGTGCTGGAGTTGGTGCTGGTGTATTTGATAAATCAGGTTCAGAAGATACAGCTTTCAATGCTATAAAATTATTTATGAATTCAGGAAATATAGACAAAGGGAGCTTTACATTATACGGTAGAAAAATATAGGAGTAAAATGTGGCAATATCTAAAGCAAACTTTAATAGCTTCAACGTTACTCCCACAGCGAGTAAGTTTATAACATTTAACTCTAGTAACAATGGACTAGCTGCGGATGATGTTGGTGGTAATTTAAAATTAATATCAACACAAACTGCTAGTGGTAGTTCAGCAATATCTTTTACAAGTGGGATAGACTCTACTTATAAAGAGTATATTTTTAAATTTATTAACATACACCCAGCTTCTAATGATGTTCAATTTACATTTCAAGCTAGTACAAATGGTGGTTCGTCTTATGGAGTAGCAACAACTCAAACTTCTTTCTTTGCTTTTCAGAATGAAGCAGGTGATTCAACTTCTTTGGGATATTCTACTACTTTTGATGGTGGTACAAATACAACAAGTTTTTTAACGATTGCAGATACGATTGGAAATGATAACGATCAAAGTGGTTCAGGATATTTTCATTTATTCGACCCTAGTAACACAACTTTTGTTAAGCATTTTATAAATACCTTTAATGAATATATGGCAGATGATAGATCAAATCAAAGACGACAAGGTGGATATATCAATACTACAAGTGCTATAAATGCTATTCAGTTTAAAATGAGTTCAGGCAACATAGATTCAGGTGTAATTAAAATGTATGGAGTTACTTAATGGCGTTAACTAAATTTAATTTTAATAGTTTTGATTTAACTACAGCTGCAAGCACAGGGTTAGCTTTTAATGCAAGTGCTAATGGTTTTGATACTGCAGCTGCAGGTGCATTAAATTTAATCGCAACCAACACTATATCTTCAGGTGTTTCTTCTTCAAGTTTTACTTCAGGTATTGATAGCACATACGACACTTATTTATTTAAATTTATTAACTTACATTTCTCTAATGAAAATGAAGCATTTTTTTTAAAATTTAGAGATGGTGGTTCAAGTTTTGATGCTACAAAACAGACAACTCATTTTCTTGTAAGGCATAGAGAAAATGATGCAACTTCATTTAGCTATGACAGCGATAGAGATTTAGCAAACAGTACAAGTGGACATTTTTTAAATTTAGTAACAGGAAATCAAGATGATGGTTCTTTATCAGGTGATATGTATTTATTTTCACCAAGTTCAACTACGTTTGTAAAACATTTTATCGCAAGAACTCATAATATGGATAGTGGTGATAATGCTACTACTGTTTATTCTGCTGGTTATGCTAATGTA